TTTGATATTGTGCGTAAAGACCTTTAATTGCAAACTCAGATTGAGCTTCATTTGCTAATGACGCATTAAATGCTTGGATCTCAGACTCAGTTAAATTGTCTTGTGCCCAAGTAACCATCTCATTATATTCTGATTCACCACCAGCTAAACTATACATCTTATTTAATGTTTGTCCTCCTAGTGCTTCTTGTCCTGCAATGTATGCATCCACCATATTTTGTGGGATACCTGCATCTTCTAGTTGTTTATATGTGTCTGGGGAAAGTTGTCCAGTATCTTGATACTCGCTTTCTAAAGCACCATAATCAATACCAGCATTTGCTGTTACCTCTTCGGCATTTGCTTTAGATGTATCTTCTGCTTGCGTGTCGGCAGTTTCAGTTTCTGCTACTGCTTCTTCTTCAGCAGGTTGACCTAATTTTGTTTGCAAGTGCTCGTAAGCTTTCTCTAGTTCTTCAACTGATTTATACTTACCTGCAAGCATACGTTCTTGATCGGTCTGCATCGATTCAGTTACTTCTGCCTCGTGCTGATCAACCTTATCGATCATTGCCTGTTCGTGCTCATTTAGACTTGCTTGTGGATTTTCCTGCTGGTTTTCCGACATCTTTATCCTCCATAATTTTACTCTCTTTAGCTTCGCTCGCCTTTTGTTTAGCGAGCTGAGCTTCCAACAATCTCTGATGTGTAGTTTTTTCTACTACATCCCCATAAATTTTTGACATTTACCCTCCTGTCATTTGTTCACTTGCTACTTGACCTGCCATAGCTCCGCCTTGAGAAGCTGCAGCATCCATACCCATTTGACCAGCTTGCTGCAACATTGCTTGAGCTTGTTCTTGTTGGATCTGTTCTTGTGTCTTAATAAGACCTTCTGTTTCAATACCTAATGATGTACCGATCTGTTCGATAACAGCATCCACATTAGTATACTGAGCGAAAATCTCAGGACCAAGAAGTTGTTGTAGTGTTTGTGAAAATTGTACTAATTTATTATAATCGTGTCCACGACCTAGTGCTTCAACACCAGTAACAATAACTGGTTCAACTAGACCTTCTGGGAACTTAACCTTATTAGAATGCATTAATAACTTAATTAACGGTAATTGCAATTCTTGTGTTAGAATGCTATAGATACCTCCAAGAGCATCTTCAAGCTCTCCTGCCATAAGTCGTACTTCTTCAGCAGTGACACGCTCAGCATCACGTCTTGCAGATTCATTGAGTAGGAAAGCACTCGCTAATCTCCTTTGAATGTCATTCATTGTTTGGTATGCAATGTTTAAGTCGTGTGACTTATCCATCTGCAAAGTAGAAACATCAGTCGCTCTACCTTTAACAATTGATCCTGACTGTGCCTTAGCAACCGTAGATATATTTGTACTACCTACAGGATCAACAAAGAATAAGACCTTAGATGCTGCTGCGGATGCTTCCACAATACTCATAGATAATGCTTCGAGTGAACGAAGGTCACCTAAGTATTGCTCAACAAGTCCACGTCCATAATTCTCATTATGAATTGCAGTCCATCTTAAAGGAATGTATGGTAAATTTTTCTGTGTATATGTACCACGTGTTCCTGGAATTTCTTGCTCTAGTGCCTCTTGATAAACATCGAAAGACTTTCCATTCCACTTAACACTGGTGTACAAGTCGATGGGTTTAGTTTGATCACCTTCCTTGTCCATTCCTTCTGGTAAATCATCCCTACGTATCGACTCTTTAGTTAGGATTTCTTTTAACTTACCCTCAGGATTACGCTGTACAACGTATGAGTTAAGATTAAAAACTCTAGTTCCATCATCTTTGTCTCTGTAAACTAGGGCGTTACCTGTAGCAACTAATAGTTTTAGTGCTTCAAAGATAGGCACACGTAGAGCTTCACGTTCGATCTGTGCAGATAATGCACGCTCCAAATCCGCTAAACGTTCTTGTACTTGACCTGCCTGACCTTGTTGCTGCAATTCCATCATTGCAATCTTGTCAGGTACAAATCTAAAGAATGGAGCATTAGGTGGTAGTAGAGAGAGCAACAACTTACTTGCTAAGTTATTAACTGCACGAGCACCTAAGGATTGGTAAGGTGTATCTAACCTTGATTCCTCAGTGTGTGACTCATTGTCTACTAATAGTGAAGGAATAGTTAGCTCAGTACAATGTTTAGCTCTATCTAGTACAGTACTTCTTTCACCATCTAATTTTGTCCAACGGTTCTTTAAGCTAACTTCATTCTCATCCATAACTAACTACCTGTTTGTACTGATTTTTTAACTGATGTTCTGGTTAGAGGAATCTGTAAACGTTTCTTGCCTAGTGCTTTCTTACGTACATCTTCTCTGTTTGTTTCGTCATCGCCACCAGGTTTGAACTCTGCCTCTTCAACTGGTGCAGATGGTGCTGGTGGAGGTGTAGGTGCAGGTGTTTTAGAACTAAATAGTCCGCCCATACTTATTC